TTTACCTAAAATATCAATGTAAAGTTCTATTGCCTAATTCGTTAATATCATCGATCCCAAATATACTTAGGATCATCATTACTTCTTCTGGAGGATCATCCATTAAGTGTTCGGGAATCATAAAACTTTTTAATTCACCATCTGGACCTAGGACAAAACCAAAGTCATCTGCACCGTATTCTTCTTCATCGTACTCCTCAATATGTACGATTGCTTCTATATTATTGTTGGGCATACTTTTACTCCATATAAAGTATAACATACATTTTGGTCATTGACCGTTAACTAACAACTATTTGCCCTCCATTTTGTTATTAATCTTGTCCCAATCGATGATTTTCCATTGATTTTCTAAATATTTTTTCTTATCAGTACCAAAATCTGTCATAAAAGAGTGTTCCCACCAGTCTACAAGTATCACTATATCTTTTTTAATTTCGTGATTTGTAATAGTTTTAATCTCGCCACTTTTAGACAAATAAACCCAACCGCTGCCTTGAATTTTCATTGCGGTTTCTTCAAATTTGTCTTTAAATTTATCAAAAGATTTAAAATGTTCGTCAATAAAATCTTTGATTGCACCGGTAGGAGTGTTTGAACTCTTAGGTGAACGAAACTGTGTAAAGTAAATGTCGTGCAGGAAAGCACCTGCTTCATTAAAGTCGGGATCGCCTTCGCCCTTGTTAAAACGGTCAACATAGCCCTTGTATAGTTGTCCGTAGTGATAATCTAATGCGGCCTTACTTAGACTACGACCTAGTGCATCTCGAGCATAAGGTAATGGAGTTTGTGTTAACTCTTTAGGAGTACGACCTTCATTAAGTGATTTGATAAAATTATACATAGGTAAATATCTCGTCAAGTGGTTAACAGGGCATCCAAGGACCCCTAACTACGAACTTTCCCTGTCTTTGCGTAGTACAGCCAATGTGGTTTAAAGGTAAATTGGCACTTGACTTCATTTTTTGCATATCAGTATTTAGCGGCTGTTAAATAACTGTACATTTATATAAAGGAATCCATAACATGGAACTCATTATCGTTATTACTCTTGTTGCTCTTGCTGGTCTTGTTTATTATTATAATCGTAAACCCAAAGCGGCTGCAACTACCACAGTTGAGGAAACTGCACCCTACAAGATCGAAGCACCTGCTCCTGTAGTTGAAGAAGCACCTGTACCTGCTACTGTAGTTGAAGAAGCACCTGTCGCCAAGAAGCCACGTAAGCCGCGTGCTCCTAAGGCTGCTCCTGCTCCAGTGGTTGCTGAAAAGCCAGTCAAGGCCACACGTAAACCACGTGCCGCTAAAGCTGAACCTGCTCCAGCTCCTGCTAAAAAGCCACGTGCTCCACGTTCAAAGAAGGTTTAATTCTCGAGCTTGATTGGCAAGGGCAAAACTAGCCAGGTTTTTACCTTTACTTTCGCACATGATGTCGAACTGATCGGTAAACCCCAAAGCCCAATCATTAACTGCGGCGTTCCAATAGAAATCACTATGGGCCCGCAGTTTTTGTTTTTTGTAGCCGTTTTCTAAAAGTAAACTATGCTCGGGCTTTATAGTAGTGTCGTGGTCCACGAGACAATCTTCGCGGCTGACAGAATAATGGCAAGTAGGGCGAACGCCACGCCAAGACTGAACCACCCTATCAACACGGGGGTCCATGGGGGAGAGGTATTCTCCTGTTTTAATCCAATGGTGATGAATGTCCAATACGATAGGAACGACATCAGCCAACTCAAGACAATCATCCAAACCATAACTAATCTCCTCGTTTTCAATAGTTAACATATTACGAGCCTCAGGGCTCAAGCGTTTCAACGCCTTGCGGATACCTTCAGGACCTTGGCGACCACTGATGTGTACATTGATCTTAAAATCCTGGAAAGTTTGACCATAGCCCATCCAACGAGCCATGTCTGTGTGATACTCAAATTCTTCTATGCTACGGTTGACGATATCGGGATTATCACTGGCCAGTACTGTAAACTGTCCAGGATGAAAGCTAAGGCGTACATTATTGAGCCTAGCACATTCGCCAATAGCGATAAAATGGCGAGCACAGTATTCCATAACATCACTACGGCGCCAAAAATAGCTCCAGCTAGATTCGGTGTAAGCAGGCAAAATATCACTGCTAATGCGAACCATGCGAAGATGCGGATCCAAACGGGATACACGTTCCACCAAACGGCGAGTTGATTCGATATTTTGGACCATAATGTCCCAAAGTTTTTGTTCAGCCACTTCTCGTTTTTGGCGGTTGAGCCAGGAGATTGTGGTGCCTCCGGTGTTGTATTGTTTTGCATCATCTGTTGCCTTAATACCGTCTACTTGTTCTACGTGATCGATCCACTTACACGCAAAACCAATTCGTTTAATCATTGTTTACTTTCTGTGTCATAGTATTATTGTACACTACTTTGCGGAAATAGTCAATGGTCTTAACCAACCCCTTATCCAATTTGATTTTCGGTTCCCAATCTAATAATGCTTTAGCCAGTGTAATATCGGGCTTGCGTTGTTTAGGGTCATCTTTTGGCAAATCCATAAAAACAATTTTACTCTTACTCTTGGTTAATTTAATGACCTTCTCAGCCAATTCCTTGATGGTAAATTCGCCAGGATTTCCAATGTTGACAGGTTCGTGATAATCGCTATGCATCAACAACATCATACCATCTAAAAGGTCTTCAAAATAACAGAAACTACGAGTTTGGTCACCTTCTCCGTAAATGGTAATGTCTTCACCACGTAATGCTTGTACAATAAAGTTACTGACTACACGTCCATCACCTTCAGCCATCTTTGGACCATAGGTGTTGAAGATACGCATGATTTTAGTATCAACACCATGTTTACGATGGTAGTCCATAAACAGAGTTTCTGCGGCACGTTTGCCTTCATCGTAGCAACTGCGAATGCCGATTGGGTTTACATTGCCCCAATAACCTTCGGGCTGTGGATGTACGGCGGGATCGCCATAACACTCGCTAGTACTGGCCTGTAGGATCTTGGCACCGGTTCGTTTAGCCAACCCCAGCATATTGAACGCACCGATAACAGATGTTTTCATAGTTTGAATTGGATCGTGCTGATAATGTTGTGGACTTGCAGGACAGGCAAGATTATAAATCTCATCTACTTCGACATAAAGCGGAATACAAATATCCTGCCGAATAACTTCAAAGTTTGGAAACTTGAGTAAATGTTCAATGTTTTTTTTACTACCTGTAAAATAGTTGTCAACACATAGAACATGATGGCCTTGTTTTACTAATCGTTCACAGAGATGTGATCCAAGAAAGCCAGCACCGCCAGTTACTAATATCTTTTTCATTTTATTGATTCCAATGACGAATAACGCCTGCTACAATAAAGCAGTTAGTTAAAATATACGATAATATGATGATTGATCGAACAATGGCAATACGATCTGATTCGTTGTCTGTACTGCCTGCCTTTTCGCCTAGAGCCTTGGCCCATAGTCTCCAAAGTTTACCTGCCATATTTCTTTTCTATTTGTTTTAATGTACGGTCTGCCATAGCACCACTAGGGTGATCTTTATACATACGAGCTATATCGTCTAAGGCAGTCCACATAAGTTCGTGTTCGTTTTCTACGGTATAGACACGATTACGGAGATTACTGGCATCTACTATGCTGATAATGCCTGCTACAAAGCGGGCTAGTAATCGTGCTAAGTCCATACATTAAGCGAATTTACTCAAAACCTTCAAATAAGTCCTCATTCCATTCTCTATGACCTTCTCTAAAAGCCATATTGCTCTGAGTCTCACGAACTTCTACACGATAGCACCACAAACGCTCGGCTTCGCCTGGTCCCCACATATCGGGAATATATACGGCATTGATATATTTGTATAACATATCGGCCAACCCCTCGCAGCCAAGTTTAGGCAAAATTGTAAGTTTGGCCATTTTCTTTTCTTGTAGTAGTTTATATACTTCAAGATGGGGATCATCGGAACTGACCAGAAGGGTATGATCGAATTTGTCCTCCAAAAAGCGTTTAAGTTCTTTAAGGCCGCCGTAGTCAGCAGCCCAATTGCGAGCATCTAAATCATTAGTACCAAAGTAAAACTTCATACTAAATGAATATCCGTGAATAGTATTACAGTGGCTATCCGCACGCCACTGACGATATGCACATGGAAAGGCATCGACATATTCCTTTGTGCTTGTATATTTGTATACGACTGGTTGCATTATTTTTCTCCTATGTTAATAATAGCATAGGCAGCAGAATTTGTAAAGCGGGAATGATGCCCAAGGCCGCTATTAAATTTATTCAAACCCAAAACCTGGAATATTTTTTCTAATCCTAGTTCTTAATGTTTCTGTCGACATTCCAAGTGCTATTGCAGCATCATTCATACAAGGAAATACTCCAATCGGAGTTTTTACTTTTTTGGCTCTAACACTGTTTCCGCCTTTTGGTTGTTTTGATTTTATCTCTTTTAATTTTAATATAGTTTCGGGTTTATGTTTTTTACCATAAAAAGAAGTCTGGTTACCAGTCTTTCCCCAATTTGGATTTTTTTCTCCTTTGAGTCCAGGACTACCGGGTGCTCGACCATCTCTTCCATTTTCTGGTCTTAAATTTGCCCAGTCTTTAGATTCGACAATATTATTTTTTTTAGAAAAATCCAAAGCAAATTTTTCGCATTCGTCTATATTAGTAAATTCCCATACTTCTAATGTATCAATATCTTTTCCGTGAACTTTTAAATGCCGTCTCCAATGTTTTCCAGAACCTAAATACACATAAGGATCTTTAGTAGCAGTCATTCCGAAATATTTTAATTTTGTTATTTTATGTTGTTTTACATATAGATAAATCTTCATAGGACTCTCCCTATGATTATTTATCCTAATTAGCGGGTTGATGCTCGGAGGCCGCTTGAACTTATTTAAGTTCCTTGATATCTTGTTTGATTTTTTTAAGTTCGACGGATATTTCATCAATCATATCCAACTCTTTACGACGGCTACAAACAGTTTGTACCAATGTATACGCAAATAAACTCCAACCTAATAAACCACCTGTAAATAAAAATGCCAATATAAAGTATTGTGCCATAATGATTCTCCCATAAGTGTAATTATTTACATAAGATTATGGGAGAATTTAGCTACCTGTTATCGACTTTCGACAATTTTGTCACATAGTCCGTAGGCTAACGCTTCTTCGGCACTCATAAATGTATCACGATCCATGTCTCGTTCAAAGTCCTCGTAGGTCTTACCTGCTGTATTATGTTTAACATACAATTTAGTAAGCATGGTTTTCATTTGAGTGATTTCTTTGTATTGGATTTCAATATCACTTTGCATACCACGAGCACCACCACTGGGCTGATGGATCATATGACGACTGTGTGGCAATATATAACGCTTGCCTGGAGTACCTGCCTGTGCTAGGAAACTGCCCATTGAACAACCTTGCCCAATAACATATGTGGCCACATCAGGTTTAACAAACTGCATGACATCGTAAATTGCCATGCCGCTGGTAATAACACCACCAGGACTGTTGATATAAAAGTGAATATCTTTTTCACTGTCAGCACTTTCCAAATGTAGCATTTGTGCTACAACAAGACTGGCACTGGCATCATCCACTCCGCCATTTAAAAACACAATTCGCTCATTAAGCAAGCGACTAAAAATGTCAAATGCTCGTTCGCCTTGACCGGTCTTTTCCACTACCATTGGTACTAGCATATTATTCTCTTTCATTTAAAAATCATCATTTAATACTGGATTATTTGAACTCAATCCAGCAATAATTTGGAATCGTTCCCATGCTTCTTTTACAGCAGGTCGAGATTCGAGTTCTTCCTTAGGTAAACTTGCTTCTAACCAGTAATAAGGCAAACGAGCAACATTAGCACCAAACTGACGAGGCTGATGTAGTCTACCAGTCTCATAAAGTTCAATACTTATTTCTCGGAACTTTTCTTCGTCCTCGTCTGCGTAAGATGTCCACTCAGGATTGCTCCATGGACTATAACCATGGTAGCCTGCCCAAATGCTGGCCCACTGTTCGTCAATAGTTGGATTGAAATCTGTGCGGGCAATGATTACCAACACATCTCCGACATTGACTTTACCATCCACGATGTCGCGAACGCATCGGCTATAACTAAGACCAATCTTTGCCATTATCATGCTCCATTAGGTGAACCAAACATTACTTTTGCCCTGGCCTTCATGCCTTCGGGGTCTTGTTCAAAATTTGATATCATTGTTCGAAGT